TTCAACGTCAAGTAAAGTGCTAGTCACTGGCTTTGTAAACGTTGCTGAAAATTATTTTAGGTCTTACATTATAGTTGTTAGAGATAGCACAACTTTAGCAGTAGGTGATGCTGCTAGCAACAGACCACGAGTTTATTCTGCTTCAGCTGCTACATCAACTTGGGATACGTTTGATATAAGTCCGATTCCGATAAACTTGTTAGACTCACCAAACACTACATCTCAGGTAACTTATAAAATTCAATATAAAGATTATCAAGGAACAGCTAATAGTGGAAGTGCTATTGCGTACATTAACAGATCGCATAGTGACAGAAATACTAGTATTTATGATCCAAGAACTGTATCAGTGCTAACCGTCCAAGAAATTAAAGGATAAATCATAATGCCACTATCAAAGATAACAGCAGCAAGTATTACAGATAACAGTGTCACAACTGCTAAGGTTGCTGATGATGCAGTAACCGGAGCTAAGATTGAAAACAATCCAACGATAGCTGGTAACTTAACAGTAAGTGGTGATTTCATTCCTTCTACAAGTTTAAGTACTCAAAATATTTTAATTAATGGTGATATGGTTGTGGCACAAAGAGCGGCAAGTGCAACTGCAAATGGAGTACAGACTGTAGATAGATGGGCTTTACATAGTTCTCAAGTCGCCTGTTCAAAATCTCAACAAAGCACTGCTACATCTGATGCACCATATCAACACGGATTTTCACAATATGCAAGAATGGAAGTAACAACTGCTTCTACAAATGATGCTTCATATGCACAGTTTTTACAGCAAGTGGAAGCAAGAAATATATTAAGGAGTGGTTGGAATTACAAATCATCAAGTAGTTATGTTACTTTAAGTTTTTGGGCGAGGTCTAGTTTAGCTGGTACTTATCATGCTTTTCTTTTTACAGTAGATATGTCACCTAATAAAATTCGAACACAAACCTTTACTTTACAAGCAGATACTTGGACAAAAGTTTCTGTTTCATTTAATGGTGATTCAAGTTTAACTATTGATAATGATACTGGTTCAGGTTTATTAGTTTATATAGTACCTTACTATGGACCAAGTTTTACTGGTAGCAATGCTAATACATCAAGTTGGTATTCAGTTGCTGGTTCGGATTATACAATAGATTTTTTGCAAAATTGGGGTAGTACAAATGGTAGAACTTTTGATATTACTGGTTGTCAATTAGAAGTAGGCCAATCAGCTACACCTTATAAAGCAGAAACATTTCAAGAAAATTTAATGAGATGCCAAAGATATTATTACCCACTTGGTAGATTTCAAATGTCTGGTTATCAATCTGGAACTACAAGTGCAATAGGTACGATTTATACACCAGTAAGAATGAGAGCTGATCCTGCTGTTTCTTTTAGTGTACATACTGGATATTCTGGAGATATCGTAAGTATTGCTACACAAGGTGCTGCTCATACAAATAGAACAATGACTGGTTTTGTTGCATATAGAAGAGGAGTAGGTAATGCATTAGAATTCACTATTCAATGTAGCGGTGGTTTTGGTGGTTCAGATAATAGACCTGTACAGGTATTTAACTTTTTTGGAGATTATAAATTTGATGCAGAATATGCTTAATATAACAAATGCAAAATATTTAAAGGGTGTTGATGATAAAAATGTTGCCGTAAAATGCACAATAAACGATATTGAATGGAGTGTGCCAATGTCCTTAGAAAACTCATACTATGCTGAAATCAAACGACAAGTTGATGCCGGTGAATTAACTATAGAAGAAGCCGATTGATAAGATTAAAAATATTATAAATAGAGTATAATAATTTAAAAAACTCTAGGTTATAATATGGCTACACCAAATTCAAAAACGACATTAATAGATTATTGTAAGAGAAGATTAGGTGAACCTGTTATCGAAGTCAATATAGATGAAGAACAGGCAGAAGATCGTGTCGATGAAGCTCTAGAATATTATCAAGAATTTCATTCCGATGCTACAGTAAAAGGGTATATGAAGCATCTAATAACATCTACGGATGTTTCAAACGAATATATTCCTATCTCTTCTGATATTATACAGATATCTAAGATGTTCCCTCTTACTAGTTCCTTTAATACATCTAGAAATTTTTTCGATATTAAGTACCAGATGATGCTGAATGATTTAGCAGATTTTGCCACGTTTTCCGGTGATCTAGCCTATTATGAACAAATCCAGCAGTATCTATCATTATTAGATATGAGACTAAATGGTCATCCACAGGTTACATTTTCTAGAAGACAGAACAGGTTGTACATACACGGTGACTTTAAAGACGGGGATATTAAGGCTGGAGATTATATTGTAGCTGAAGTCTATACTATAATCGATCCTACAACTCATACTAGTGTTTTCAATGATATATGGTTAAAAGAATATACTACTGCACTAATTAAGCAGCAGTGGGGTTCGAACCTTATTAAGTTTGAAGGAATGCAATTACCAGGAGGAGTTTCATTAAATGGCCGACAGATATATGATGATGCTACTAACGAAATAGTTTCTCTTAGAGAAAAAATTCGTATTGAACATGAATTGCCACCTGATTTTTTCGTAGGTTAACATGGCTACTAATTTTTATTTCCAACAAGGTTCTAAATCAGAACAAGACTTATATGAATCTATAGTTATAGAATCCATAAAGATGTATGGACAGGATGTCTACTATCTTCCGAGAGACCTTGTTAATGTTGATGATATATTTCGCGATGATCCAACCTCAAGCTTTAATTCCAAACATAAGATTGAAATGTACCTAGAGAATACAGATGGATTCGACGGGGAAGGTGATCTATTTACAAAGTTCGGTGTAGAGATAAGAGATCAGGCAGTATTTACCGTTTCGCGTACGAGATGGGCATCAACAGTAAAACAATTTGATACTGAAGTTACCGCTGTCAGACCACTAGAAGGTGACTTGATATTCATACCGTTCGCGAAAAAATTCTTTCAGATAATGAGAGTAGAACACGAATCTCCCTTTTATCAGTTGAAGAATGTTCCAGTCTATAGATTATTCACTGAGCTATTTGAATATACCGGAGAAGATATTGATACAGGACTTCCGGTTATGGATAATGTTGAGAAAGCCGGATATGAGGTTGTTCTGACATTACAAGATTCCGCGAAAACTGGATTCGTAGTAGGAAATGAAATCAGGCAGCTATTTACAGATAGTAATGGAACCAATATAACGTTAACAGGTGAGATTACAGAATATGCTGATTCAACCAATATAATTAAGGTTACTCATGTAGGGGCTAGTGATGGTAAGTTCCACATGTTTACTGTCGGAGATATTACTTCACTAGATTCTACTGGTATAGAAGGTAATCGATTTACAAGGAGAGTTACAGCAGTTAATGAAGAACTGGCACAAATTACAGCACAAAATACTGCATTTGATACTGTTACCACTGACTTCTTGGATTTTACGGAAGATAATCCTTTCGGTGATCCGGGAGACGTATAATGTTCGGTGATCATTTTTATCATAAGAAAATTAGAAAATCAGTGGCCATGTTTGGTTCTCTTTTTAATAACTTGTATGTTATTAGATTAAATTCTTCAGGAGCTTCTACTAGTCAGCTTAAAGTTCCATTATCATACGGTCCGAAATCTAAGTTTCTAGAAAGAATAAGAGAACAACCGGATCTAACAACGGATAGTAAAGTAGCTATCAAGCTTCCTAGAATGTCATTTGAAATTACTTCCATATCATATGATCCATCTAGGCAGTTATCTAAGATCGCCAATTTCAATAGGTCGAGCCCAATAACAGGTGATGTAGCTACAAGAAATAAATTCTTTGTTCCTGTGCCGTATAATATCGGCTTTAGTTTAGGAGTATATGCTAAGAATCAAGATGATGCTTTACAAGTCGTAGAACAGATACTACCATTCTTTAATCCGCAGTATAGCTTAACGATGAAACCCTTTCCAAGTGATTATCCTAATATTAAAGAGGATATACAAATTATACTGGAAGGGTTGAGTTTTGATGACAGCTATGAAGGTACGGTTGAAAGTAGAAGAACAATAATATATACTTTGACTTTTCTCATGAAAATACAGTTCTATGGTCCAACTAATAGAAGCGATATCATTAGAAAAGCTATATCGAATGTATACAACCAAGGAGCTGGATTAAAAGATTCTGATGTAGCAATTGAAACGATTACGGTAACACCAGACCCAACCAATGTTAGTCCGGACAGCGATTTTGGATTTAACGAAACATTTGTACTTAACTTTGATAGTGCACAATCATAGAAAGAAAAAGTGAGTAAGAAAAACATAAAAACCGATTACGATTATTCTCGTGATACATATTACGAGCTATTGGAAAAAGGTAAAGAGAGCATGGAACTGATGATAGAGGTTGCTAGAGAATCCGAACATCCTCGAGCATTTGAAGTACTATCCAATATGATGAAGAATATGGCAGATATTAATGACAAACTTATGGACCTAAATAAGAAAGAAAAAGATATTAACCAAGAAGAAGCTAAGCAGATTGGAAATACTACAAACAATAACGTATTCTTGGGTTCTACGGCAGAATTACAGAAGGTACTAGGTCAACAAGGATTAATAGATGTCACTCCAAAAAGAAACATACCTAGCTAATAATAACGTAAAAAAAGATGGAGTCATACAAGAGTGGTCTCCAGAAGAAGTAACCGAATACGCAAAGTGTATGAAGGATCCTTCTTACTTTACAGAAAATTACGTAAAGATAATATCTCTTGATTCTGGTCTAGTTAATTTTAATCTCTATGAATATCAAAGAAAGATGTTCCAACAATTTGAGGAAAGTAGGTTCAATGTCGTTCTCGCATGTCGTCAATCTGGTAAGTCAATCTCAGCCTGTGCATATCTACTATGGTATACACTATTCCACCCAGAGAAGACGATCGCCATACTCGCCAACAAAGGTGCAACGGCCAGGGAAATGCTATCTCGTATTACACTCATGTTGGAGAACATTCCTTTCTTTCTTCAACCTGGTTGTAAGGCCCTTAATAAAGGTTCTCTTGAATTTAGTAATAATTCTCGTATTATTGCCTCTGCTACTTCTGGTTCTTCTATTCGTGGTCTTTCCGTTAATCTTCTTTACTTGGATGAGTTTGCGTTTGTAGAAAGAGCAGCTGAATTCTATACTTCAACATATCCTGTTGTTACGGCAGGCACCAGTACTAAAGTTATTATAACTTCCACAGCCAACGGTATCGGTAACACGTTTCACAAAATATGGGAGGGTTCAGTACAAAGAGTAAACGGATTTAAACCTTTTAGAGTAGATTGGTGGGACGTTCCGGGAAGAGATGATAAGTGGAAAGAAGAAACGATTAATAATACTTCACAGTTACAGTTCGACCAAGAATTCGGCAACACGTTTTTTGGAACCGGTGATACTCTTGTGAATTCACAGACGCTATTAGAATTTAAGGCGCTATCTCCCATAAGATCTTTGGAAGATCATTGTTTACAGATATATAAGGCACCTGTAAATAAGCATGATTATATAATGACAGTAGATGTATCGAGGGGAAGAGGTCAGGATTATTCTACTTTTAATTTGATCGATATTAGCGTTCGCCCGTTTGAACAGGTTGCTGTATACCGCAATAACACTATATCTCCAATTCTCTTCCCTAATATTATCTATAAGTATGCAAAATTGTACAATAACGCATATGCTATAGTAGAGTCTAATGATCAAGGCTCTGTTGTCTGCAATGGACTATATTATGAATTAGAATATGAAAACGTACACGTAGAATCTGCTATTAAATCTAGCGGTGTTGGTATAGAAATGACTCGTAAAGTTAAGAGATTAGGCTGTTCCGCTATCAAGGATCTTCTAGAAAATAGGAAGATAGCCATACATGATGAGAAGACGATAATGGAAATATCTACCTTCGAAGCGAAAGGCAATTCCTTCGAGGCCTCAGATGGTAACCATGATGACTTAATGATGAACTTAGTCATGTTTGGTTATTTTGTAACGACTCAATATTTCGGTGATATGACGAACATAGATCTTAAAAAATTAATTTTCGATAAGAAGATGAAAGAAATAGAAGATGACGTAGTTCCGTTTGGTGCTATCGATGACGGAGGTGAATTCATGGAACAGATAGAAGATAAAGAAAAGCCATGGCATGTCGAATATCATGAGATGTAAAAAATTATAAATAGATAGGTAATTTGAAAAAAATCGTATTATGTTAACATATAATTTTAGTTTTCGATAAAGGGGAAAAAAATGGCGTTATTCACTCCATCAGAATCACCTGCAGTAGTAGTAAAAGAAGTCGATCTATCAGGAGTCGTTCCTAACGTTCAGACAACTACCGGTGCTACAGTAGGTAACTTTCGTTGGGGTCCGGTAGGAGAAAGGAAACTTATCAGTAATGAGACAGAGCTCGTCAATACTTACTCTTCACCAGATTCTTCGAATACAATAGATTTCCATTCCGCTTCAATGTTTTTAAAATACTCAAACAGCATGTTTGTAACTCGTGAAGTTACATCGGCAGCAATGAATGCTGGTGCAGCAACGAAAGGAACATTCGACTCGGATGGAGCAACAGGCACAACAACACTAGCTCAACTAGTCAAAGGAAAAACTGATTTCGATACAAAGAAGGCAGGATTCCTATCACAGTCACCTAACAGTGTAGGTGGAAGAATCAGAGCATTAGCAAGATTTCCAGGAGAATTAGGGAACAGTATAGCAATACATACCCTAACTGCAGGAGATAGTGCTACCATGTCAGGATTTACAACTTGGGCATATAGAAATAATTTCAATCTACAACCGGGTACATCAACCTATGCGGCTAAATTTTCATCATCTCATGATGAGATACATGTAGCGATCGTAGATGAAGATGGACAAATTAGTGGTACTAAAAATACTGTACTAGAAGCATATGATGCACTTTCAGTTGCACCGGATGCAGTATCAGATGATGGTACATCTAATTACGTAAGAGATGTAATTAACGAAAGATCTAATTACGTTTACTTCTTACATCATGATTCGGCTGAAGTAGCAGCAGGTGCAGGTGTAACAAAGGCAAGTAACGGTAATGTAAACTACAAGGTATCAGGAATTCCTACAGAAACTAATCAATCTTTCACTAACGGAGAAAATAGTGGATCATTAGGAACATCAGAATTCCAGAGTGGTTTTGATCTTTACGAAGATCGAGATACGGTACAGGTGGATTTTCTAATCGCACCGGGTATGGCAAGTAGATCAGATCAAACGACTATAACGAATGATTTGGTTTCAACTGCTACTGGTATTAGAAAAGACTGCGTAGTCGTATCATCACCATCACGAGCTGATGTAGTAGATCTTACAACAGGACAGACAGATGCTATAGTTGCACAGGCAGCTACGTTCACGGCTTCATCATACCTGATAGTAGATAATAACTACTTAAAAGTTTATGATAAATACAATGATCAGTATATCTTTATTCCGGCAGCTTCTTCAACAGCAGGAATTATGGCGTTATCAGATTTTAATGCTGCTCCATGGTTCTCACCGGCTGGTTCAAGAAGAGGACAACTACTAGGAATAACAGATCTATCATGGTCACCTACTAAGGCACAGAGAGACACGCTTTATAGGAATTATGTTAACCCTATAGCAAATATACCCGGTCAAGGTACGATGCTATACGGTGATAAAACGCACTTAAGAAAAAATTCTGCATTCGATAGAATTAATGTTCGAAGATTGTTCTTATCAATTGAAAGAGCGATTGCTGCAGCAGCACAGAATGTTATGTTCGAATTTAATGACGAATTCACAAGAGCAGAATTTGTCAATATCGTAGAACCGTTCTTAAGGGAAATCAAGGGAAGGAGAGGTATTACAGACTTTAAACTAGTTTGTGATGCAACGAATAATACAGCGGCTGTTATAGATAGGAATGAATTTATAGCAAACGTATTCGTTAAACCTGCTCGTTCTATTAACTTTGTAACCCTCAATTTCGTAGGGGTTCGAACTGGCGTCGATTTCACTGAAATCGTTGGCACAGTTTAGGAAGGGAGAGTAAAAAATGGCAATTCTAGGAGTTGACGATTTTAAAGCCAAAATCAGAGGTGGAGGCGCTCGTCCTAATCTATTTAAAGCAATAATTAATTTTCCTGGCTATGCTGGAGGTGATGTTGAACTGACATCATTTCTATGTACGGCAGCACAATTACCTGCTTCAACACTTAACCCTATTCAAATACCATTCAGGGGGAGAGCATTAAAAGTAGCTGGGGAAAGAACATTCTTAACTTGGGACGTTTCTATCATTAATGATACAGACTTCAATCCAAGGAACGCAATGGAAAGATGGATGAACGGTATAGCTGGTCATACAGTAAATTCAGGTCTTGTTAATCCTACAGATTATCAGGCAGATCTTATTGTAGAGCAATTAGACCGTGATGGAACTATCCTTAAAACTTATAATTTTACAGGGGCATTTCCTTCTGCAGTAGGGCAAATAGAATTAAGTTATGCTGATGCAGATACCATTGAAACATTTCCAGTCACATTCGAGTACCAGTACTGGACTTCGAATACGACTACTTAATATAAAAAAAGAGGGGAGATTCGTCTCCCCTCCACATAAGGATTTTACATGGCTGAAGATTATAATACAAGTGGCTTTAGATTATTTGGTTTTGAGATCAAAAGAGCAAAAGAAAATACAAATTCTAAAAAATTACAATCCATAGTACCGAAGGTTGATGATGACGGTGCAGGTTACGTTACTGCAGCAGGATCTCATTACGGTCAATACCTGAACATGGACGGTGATGATTCTAAAGATAATAACCAACTAGTTATGAAATACAGGGGAGTATCAATGCACCCTGAAGTTGATATGGCTATAGAAGATATCGTAAATGAATCGATTACCGGTAGTGAGTTACAGTCTTCTATCGATATTAATTTAGATCAGATAGAAGGAACTACGGATAGCATCAAGAAACAAATGAAAGAAGAATTTGAAAATGTTGTTTCTATGTTAAATTTTACAGAATTAGGTCATGATATATTTAGAAGATGGTATGTTGATGGAAGAATATATTATCATTTAGTCGTTAATGAAGATAATTTAAAATTAGGTATACAGGAAATAAGACCTATTGATGCAGCTAAAGTTAGAAAAGTAAAGCAGGTTAAAAAGAAAAAAGATCCAGAAACTGGTGCAAGTTTAGTAGAAAAAGTTAATGAATTTTTCGTGTATCAAGAAAAACCTGGTGGATATAATGCACAAGGTATTAAGTTATCTCCAGATTCAGTTTGTTACGTTACATCTGGATTACTGAGTGAAGATAAGAAGAAGGTCGTTTCATTCTTACACAAGGCGTTAAAGCCAATTAACCAATTGAGAATGATGGAGGATTCACTGGTAATATACAGGCTCGCACGTGCACCTGAACGAAGAATATTCTATATCGATGTCGGTAACTTGCCAAGAGGTAAAGCTGAACAATACATGAAAGACATCATGGCGAGATATCGTAACAAGCTAGTATATGATGCTAAGACCGGCGATATTAGAGATGATCGTAAACACATGTCAATGCTGGAAGATTTCTGGTTACCAAGACGTGAAGGCGGTAGAGGAACTCAAATTGATACTTTAGCAGGAGGTGAAAACCTCGGTCAGATAGATGATATTATCTATTTTCAAAAGAGATTATATAGATCGTTAAATGTACCAATTAATAGGTTAGAACAGGAGGCAGAATTTTCATTAGGAAGGTCTTCTGAGATTTCACGTGATGAATTAAAATTCCAGAAATTTATCGATAGATTAAGAAAAAGATTCAGTAAATTATTTCTAGAAATATTAAAAAAACAGTTAATACTAAAAGGTATCATTACCGAAGAAGACTGGAATTCTTGGAAAAATGATATTATAGTAGACTATATTCGTGATAATCACTTTACAGAACTAAAAGATGCAGAGATGTTAAGGGAAAGAATACAGACCCTAGAAACTATGAAAAATGCAGAATTGATTAGTACATATTTCTCTAAACAGTGGGTAATGAAAAATGTTTTAAGAATGACAGATGATGATATTGAAGATATGAAAAAACAGTTAGAAGATGAACAGAGAGGTGGGGAATCGGAAACTGAAGAAGAACCACAAGAGGAGTCTAAAATACAAGATATATCATTAGAATCACAGGATGAATTCGTAGATGAGCTGGAAGAAGAACGTAAGATACTAGAAATTCAAACTAAAGAAAAAGAATTACAGGTACTAGAAAATGTAGCTAAATCTTTAGCATCTGGGTAAATTATGTCTAAAGTTATTAATGAAGCACTTATAGCACTTTCTTTAAAAAAGTTAAAGGAAGAGATCGAATCCTTAAAAAGAGTCCCTAAAAGAGGAAGGCAAGGCCCACCTGGTTACCAAGGTTTACCGGGCAAAGACGGTATTGACGGAAAGCAAGGTCTTAGAGGTTTAATTGGAGAACAAGGTCCTCAGGGACTACAAGGACTTCAGGGTATCCAGGGTGAACAAGGCCCTCAAGGTATTCAAGGTGAGCAGGGTTTAATTGGAGAACAAGGTCCTCAAGGTATTCAAGGCGAAATAGGAGATAAGGGTGATCAAGGTATACAGGGAGAGATGGGACCGCGAGGTTTTCAAGGTCCAATCGGTGAGCAAGGTGAAAGAGGAGAAAGAGGGCTACAGGGAAACACTGGAAAGGTTGGACCGAAAGGAGAAAGAGGTCTACAAGGTATACAGGGAGAAAAAGGAGATACAGGAGAACGAGGTGAAAAAGGTGAGACAGGAGAAACTGGACCTCGAGGTCTAAAAGGTTTAACTGGTCCACAAGGACCTATAGGACCAAAAGGTTCTGATGGAGCGCCAGGCAGAGACGGTAAGGATGGAAGAGATGGAAAAGACGGTTCTTCTGTCAGTATGGATGATATTGAACCCATACTTAAGAAATACCAAGAAGATTATAAAAAACATGTTGATACAACACGAATAGGTTTAAGAAGACTTTCCACTATCGGCGGAGGTGGAGTTGGAAAACAAGAAGTTCTTAAACTGATTGAAGATAATGCTGGATCAGGTGGAGGTTCAAGTGACGTAGACTTATCTGCTGTAGATCAGCATATTATTCCTAGTGAAACAGAAACATATGATCTTGGAACAACAGATAAAAAATGGAGAGATTTAAATCTTTCAGGTTCTTCTATAAATTTAGGTGATGCTAAGATTAGCGTAGGATCTTCTGGAGGTATACAATTAAGAGATGCTCAAGGAACTACTCCGAGTCTAACAACATCGAATACAACTACGATACCTGGGTCTACAAACTTTGACTTAAGAAATACAGAAGGTGATGCTAATAATGTGGCCAGAGAAGATGATGGATCTAATACTCTTGGAAGTAAAGATGCTGATGAATTTGGATCTAGCCTAAAGACGATATATGATTGTTTAGAGCCATTTGGACAATTTAAAGTGTTAGATTATGGTGCGGGTGAAACGCATGTCGGAGCTTAAAAAGTATATAAATACACTTAACAAATTTATTCTGAGGTAAAAATGCCTACAACATTACAATTTAGAAGAGGTACCGCTACACAAAATAATGCTTTTACCGGTGCCGCTGGTGAAATAACATTTGATACCACTAATAAAACTTTACGTGTTCATGATGCTTCCACTGCAGGTGGAACACGACTAGCTACAAAAGCTGAACTCGATGCGCTAAACGTTTCCTCATTTACAGGAGGTGAAGGTATTGATATCGATAACAGTAATGTTATATCTGGAGAGGATGCGACAACATCTAACAAAGGTATAGCTTCATTTGCTTCTGCCGATTTTGATGTAACATCAGGTGCTGTAACAATTAAATCAGGTGGTGTTAGTAATGCACAACTAGCAGGTTCGATAGCTAATGCTAAGCTAGCTAATTCAGCATTTACAATTACAGATGGTAGTACTTCTCAATCAGTTGCTCTTGGAGATACTCTAACAGTTACAGCAGGTGAAGGAATAGATGCCGCTGTTTCTGCAACTGATACTCTTACTATTTCAGCAGAAGATGCAACAACATCTAATAAAGGTATTGCCAGTTTCAATACGAATCATTTTACAGTTTCCTCAGGCGCTGTATCAATCAAGACACTAAATCAAAGTACAACAGGTAATGCAGCTACAGCCACAGCATTGGAAACTGCAAGAAATATTGCTGGTGTATCATTTGATGGTACAGGAAATATCAGTTTAACCACTCAGAATATATCAGAACATTCTTCAAATCTATACTATACAGATGAACGAGTTGATGACAGAGTTAATGCTCTATTAACTGCAGGATCCGGTATATCACTATCATATGATGATGCAAATGGAACACTGACTATAACATCTTCAGTAACCGGAGATATTACTTCTGTTATAGCAGGAAAAGGTCTGGTCGATGGTGGAACTAGTGGTGATGTTACACTAAATATAGACTCAGAAAATATACAAGATCTTGTCGGAGCAATGTTTAGTGGAAATACCGAAACAGGAATCACCGCTACATATCAAGACGGCGATGGTACGATCGATCTAGTAGTAGGAACATTAAATCAAAATACTTCCGGAAATGCTGCAACTGCAACTGCTCTTGAAAATGCTAGGACGATAGCCGGTGTAAGTTTTGATGGAACTGGAAATATTGCAATTCCTATAGAAAACTTATCAAACGTAAGCAGTACATCTCCATCTACAAATCAAATATTAAAATGGTCAGGGTCAGAATGGGCTCCAGCCGCTGATGGTGGTGGAACAGTTACCGAAGCATTTAAAACGATCGCCGTTGCAGGACAAGATAATGTTGTAGCTGATGGAGCAACAGACACATTAACATTTGCTGCTGGTAGTAATATGACTATCACTACAAATGCTTCAGGTGATACGATAACATTCACGGCTGCTGGCGGCGGAGGTGGTGGGGATATTACTTCTGTCGTAGCAGGTAAAGGTTTAACTGATGGTGGTGCTAGCGGTGATGTTACATTAAATATTGATTCCGAAAATATACAAGATCTTGTCGGGGAAATGTTCAGTGGAAATACTGAGACAGGAATTACCGCTACTTATCAAGATGCTGACGGAACTATAGACTTAGTCATAGGGACACTGAATCAAAGCACAACTGGAAATGCAGCTACGGCTACAGCACTAGAAACTGCAAGAAATATTGCCGGTGTATCATTTGATGGTACTGGTAATATTAGTTTAACTACTCAAAACATATCAGAACATTCTTCGAATTTATATTTTACAGATGCTCGAGCTCAAGCGGCACTTACTGCCGGTGAAGGAATCGATATATCTAGTGGTACCATCTCAGGTGAAGATGCTACAACGTCTAATAAAGGTATAGCAAGTTTCAGCTCAGATCACTTTACGGTTACATCAGGTGCAGTCACAATTAAAACTGACGGAATAGATGATACTCATATTGATTTTGGTACTGGTACAAACCAAGTTAGTACCGCAGATATTCCGGAACAAACTAACCTATACTATACTCAGGCAAGAGTGGATGCAAGAGTAGATGCTCTCGTCGATTCATCTTTCGTAGGTTTACATGCTAGAAATTTACAGCTGAATGATTCTGCTCAAGCACTTTATTCAAATATAACTGTTACGGTAGCAGGTGGAAAATTCGTAATAGATGGAACTTCACAGCAGGCAGTTTCATTAGCAAAAGGATATATCTATAGGTTCGATCAATCAGCTAGTACTAATTCAACTCATCCTCTCAGATTCAGTACGACATCAAATGGTACATGGGGAGGAGGTTCTGAATATACAACAGGAGTTACTAAAGTTGGAACTGCTGGTTCAGCTGGAGCTTATGTAGAGATTAATGTCGAACAAGATACTCCTGTACTTTACTACTATTGTGCTAACCATTCTGGTATGGGAGCCATCGTTAATATTGGTGGAGGTCATGCTACAACTGATACATTAACAGAAGGTTCTACTAATTTATACTATACTGATGCACGTGCACAGGCAGTCTCGATCAACAATGTAGTCGAAGATACAACTCCTCAACTCGGTGGAGCTTTGGATGTTAATGGTGCTAAGATCGTATCAACCTCAAATGGTAATATAGATATTGAACCACATGGAACAGGTGATGTACTACTAGGAAACTTTAAGTTTGATGCTGATCAATCAGTTGGTTCAGGTCAAGATAATTACGTATTAACATATGATCATTCTACCGGTAAGATCAGTTTAGAAGCTTCCGCTGGTGGTGGAGGTGGATCATCATTAACAGTACAAGATGAAGGATCCGCTTTATCGACTGCAGCTACAACTATTAATTTCGTAGGTGCCGGCGTTACAGCTACAGGCTCAGGTTCAACGAAGACTGTTACAATATCAGGAGGTGGAAGTGGAGTTACTGTACAGGAAGAAGGTTCTAGTCTCTCTACATCAGGTACTACATTAAACTTTATAGGAAGAGGTGTTACAGCTAGCGGAACTGGTGCTACTAAAACAATTGCTATTCCTGTTGATTCTACTGCAGTTAATACTTTAATTTCAAATGCTACTGGAAGTCTTACAGGTATAAACCACTTTGATTATCAAGCTGTTGCAAATCAAACTACATTTGCCGGAGTAGATATAGATGGAAATACTTTATCTTATGCGGTTGGAGCTATTCAGGTATTCTTAAATGGTATCTTACTAACGGATTCAAATGACTACACTGCTACTAACGGAACACAAGTTATATTAAATTCTGGAGCTGATAGCGATGATATCATCAACATATCAACATTTAATAAGATTGGTCAAGGAGTTAAACACTTTAGATATAGTGCAGACTCTGCTCAAACTACATTTCAAGGCACGGATGTTCTAGGACAAACTTTATCATATAATGCTGGAAGTATAGAAGTATTCCTAAATGGTATCTTACTCGTAGACAGTGATGACTATACCGCAACAAATGGAACATCTGTAGTACTAACATCTGGTGCAGATTCAGATGATGTTATACAGATCAGCGATTATAAAGGTGCAGATACTGTTAACCTAGCAACGATATCTCCGATAGTTGATTCGGCCTATGTACAGGCAAGAGTCGCTGGAGGTACAGACTGGCAACCAGTTAAGTCTGCCGACTATACGGCAGTAGCAGGTCAAGGTGTATTCGTAAATAGTACTAGTGGTGCTAAAAATGTTACGTTGCCAAATAGTCCAACACTAGGAGATGAAGTAAGAATTATCGATGCTTATGGAACTGCAGCTACGAACAATATTACTGTTCTTAGAAATAGTTCTAAAATCATGGGAGCAGATTCTAACTTCGTAATTGATATTAACAGGTCGGCATTAGGATTTGTGTATGTAGATGCTAATCAAGGTTGGGTAATGATAGAGAGATAATATGAAGTTATCAGCAATTAAAAAATCAGTCGCAGATGGTGCAGGTGTAACAGGCCAAACACTCATATATGATTCTGCCGTAAGTACAGGAAGTAATACTTACCTTCCAACAGGATTGTATGGAGATAGTGTGGAAGGAACATATGCCTTTACTACGAATCGTGATAAGTTATATCTTCATACCGGTCAAGGATGGTTTGAAGTATCTACAATCAATACCAATCCATCATTTACTACAGGATTGAACGCGAGTTATGATCTAGCAATTGATGCTACGGCATATAAGAATGGAACAGCAACTAACATTGAAGTACTAGCTACTGATCCTGAAGGATTTGACGTTACGTATACTGCTACCGGTGATACCGCAATGAATAACATAGCGCATATAGATCGTGATCCAAATCATGATTCAGCTAAAGGCCGGTTTTTTGTAATAGAACCTAAGACACAAGATTCAGCTGGGAGTGCTGCACCAGCTGATGGTACACTTACGATCACTGCCTCTGATGGTATTAACACAGCTTCAACAACCGGAACTTTCAGTCTGACTTTTGATACGACGATATCAGGATCTGAAGGTACTACATTCTTATCGAAGGCTATAGGTACAGGCGGTGATAATAGTTCTTTTTCTGATAAGTCTACTACTGGAACGACACACACAATAACAGCTACCGGAAATGTTTCTCAAGGTACGTTTAGCCCTTATTCTCCTACTGGATATTCATGGTATTTTCCTGGGCATAGCGCTAATGCTGGAGTTCAAACTGATACGAATGGACCTACACTAGGCACCGGTGATTTTACAGTTGAATTTTGGTTTAAGAATGAATATGATTTTAACACTACTAGTGATACAGATGGTACCTATGGTTACCAAACCCTAGTATCTGACACTCTCTATGGCAACGGTTCAAACAATGGAGGTTGGGCTCTATATCAACGTCAAGATGAAATTAGGTTGGCTGTTAATAATGCTGAAAAACTTTCACATCACTATCTTCCTTTTATCGCTACCCATAGTGAATGGAATCACGTAGCTTGGGTAAGAAATTCAGGTACTAGTAGAATATACATTAATGGTTATGATGGAGGTTTATCTGTATCTGATACTGTTAATTATGTAGATAATAGAATTTGCATTGGAGCTAATAATACTAGTAGTCAATTTCCAAGATATGAATATACAGGATGGATACATGATCTTAGAATAGTAGTAGGAACTCCTGTCTATACTGGAAATTTCACACCTCCTGATGGACCTTTAACTACTACAGGCGGCGACTATCCTTCAACTACAAATGTTAATACTTCAATAACTGCTAGTCATACGAAATACCAAGCATGTAATCTTCCGTATATTAGTAAAGCCAAAGGTTCAACTGGAGATGCTGTGCATACTGTTACCGGTGCAATAATATCAGATGCATTTAGTCCTTATAAAGTTCAAGCTGCATACTCTTCTTCAACACATGGTGGGTCTGCATACATGGCAGGAGCTGGATATGGTTTAACAGTTCCTACTAGTGCTGATTTTGATATGGATACTGGAAACTATACCATAGAAATGTGGGTGTATCCTACTTCTGAAAGTCAAGACGTGTTGCTTGATCCAAGATCTGCTAATCCTCAAAAAGTTCCAAATATTTGGTGGGACGGTGGAAACAATCGTTTTTATGCACATATAAATGGTAATTATCTATATGGAACTTCTGGAACATGCAAGAAAGAGCAATGGTATCATGTTGCTTTAACTAGAAATTCTACTAGTACTAAATTATTTGTGAACGGTATACAACATGCAACTACTTTCTCTGATTCGCTTGATTATGTTCAAGGAACCACAGTACGTATTGGAAAACATCGTAGCGATACACAGTATGATTTTGCAGGATATATTTCTGATTTTAGATGGATTAAAGGAGATTCTAGATATCCATTTTTACCAGTAGCAGAAACTATTACAACAACGACTTCTTATCAAAATGCGATTACAGTAGATACTGGAGATGTTGAACTCATAATGGCACATGCTTCAGGTTTTACTGATGGTTCTGATAATAGTCATTCTTTGACTAATAACGGTGCAACAATTGACACTTCAAATTATCCAGCTTCTGGAATGAAATCAATTGCATTTGCAGAAGGTGATTATGTTGATGTAGCTGCATCTTCTACTTTTGCACCTGGAACTGGAGATTTTACTATTGAATTTTGGTTTAAGGCAAGTGGTAATGCTAATCACGGTTCAAAAAATCGAAGAATATGGCAGTTTGACGGACCAAGTGGAAATACTGCTGGTGCTAGTCAATTTCAACTTTCAATAGCTCCTGCTAGTAATACTGCTGGTGCAGTACCTGGTTCTGTACAGTATATACGCCATGGCTCTGGTAGTAATATAATTTATAGAGGTAATACAGTAAATATATGTGATAATTCGTGGCATCATGTTGCAATCGTTAGAAAAAGTGGTGTTGTATCATCATTTGTAGACGGCCGTTTTGATACTTCAACTTCAAGTTATTCCGGAATAAACATATCACCTAATAGTGGTAGTCCAAGACCTAGGATAGGAGCTTATGATTCTACTTCTGGAGGACTTACAGGAAATATTTCAAATATGAGATATTCATCAATAGCGGTATACGATAAAGATTTTACTCCTCCTACATCAGCTCTGACTGAAGTTAGTAATACTAAATTACTCTTAAGCATGACTGATGCAAAGGTTATTGATGAAGGTGGAAGGCACAATATAATATTATATGCAGATACGCAAAGTCATAGTGGACAACCTAGAGTTTCAGGCCTATCAGGAATATTGTTTGACGGAACTGGTGACTATGCAAAATTACTCAGTAAGCTAAATTATATAATGAATAAAAATGAAGATTACACTATAGAATTCTACACTTACTATAATGCAACTCCTGCAAAAACTAATTCCATAAATCCTATTTTCTACAATGCATTTGATTACGGCGATTTAGAATACGATGAACTATATATTAAAACTGAACAAAGTAATAAATTAACTTATGCACACAGTGGTGGCACTATTGCTAATAATCCTAGTTCGGCAAGTGATACTTCTCTTGAAAATAGTCAGTCGATTTCAAATACAGGATCTTTTATACATGTTGCTGTCGTTAAGCGTGATGAAAGATTACAAACTTTCATTGATGGAAATCCAGGCACAGTCTTATCTGTTGCTCATACTGAACCATTTGGCGAGTTAGGTGATGATTTATTACTAGGTACTTTTAATACAGCAGCAGGATATATTAATTCATACATTTCTGAATTTAGGATTACAAGAGGACAGGGTCGCTATCCTTTCTTACCTAAGAAAGAAACATTAACTACTACAACATCATTTCAAGATGGAGTCACAACTACTGCTTCCAATGTTAAGATATTAGGAGTTCATACTTCAACTCTAACAACAAATAGTGGAAATAGTGGAACAGCTCTTACTGTTGATACTGGTGTTTCGGCAAGCACCTTTGGTCCTAGGGGAAGAATGGTAAGTGCTTATTTTAATGATTCAAGTAGTGCTATGATAATACACCAGGCTGCAGCAGGACTTGGTACAGGAGTATTTACTATCGAGCTTTGGATGTTTTCCGATTCTACCTTTAGCGGTAGCTATCAACCTTTGATAGGATTTGTTCCTGTTGCTGATAGAAATAATTCAAGTTCATATCGTTTGCTTTACTTTGTTACTGGCTCAGGTGCTGGAGGACCATCTATTAGTTGGTGGAATCAAGGTACTGATATGGCCAACACAGGAGCAAATACGATAGAACATCATAAGTGGTATCATATAGCTATGACACGAGAATCGGATAATAAGATTAGGATATACCTCAATGGTACATTTATGGTTGAATCATCAAGTACATACACAGAAGATTTTTCAAACTTTGATCGAGTATACTTAGGAAGGCATGCTGCTGAATACTATAAAGGATGGATGTCTAATGTTAGAATGACTAGTCAAGTTCTCTATACTAAGAACTTTACACCGCCAGCTACTGAGATAAAGGGATAAATATTATGAAGTACTCGGATATAAAAGAAAGTATCGCGATAACTTCAAAGGTAGTAGGTTCGGTTCCGGTATTTGCTAAGAATAGTGACTTACCGGTAACTGGAAATGCAGATGGTCAGAGAGTTTTCGTAGATAGTGGTGACAGAGGTTTTATATGGATAGGAAACAACGAGAATGATACGGGCGGTTGGTATAAGATCGTGTTATCATCTTAAAGGAAAGTAAATGCCAGAAAGTCGAAATAGAGACCTAGCAACGAGCCTAGGTCAAGCGGTTAAAAATAATACGATTACCTCAACAGGTTCACTTGCCGTCGTAGGTCTTACTGCCTATGA